CAATAGAACGAAGCATGATGCATCAATAAGCTCTGGCTTAGCTCTGATGGCGTGTAACAAACATAGATATAGTCCTAAAGGGGCTATAGTAACAAAGAAATATTCCTTAGGGTTTAAGAAATACGACAATAAAGGAACCACTTCAAAAATAATGCAATAAATGAATGTAAGTACAAACACTAATAGTCCATTTCCTGATCAGGTAGTAAGTGATGCTGAAAAAGCAACACTGGAATACGGATTACAGGTTTCTCGTGCTATTGAGCAAGAGTGGTTTAATTACGGAGGGGCGGGTTCGAATAGATACGCAACTAACTGGAATAATTTTCATAACCTAAGATTATATGCTAGAGGAGAACAAAGCGTTCAAAAATATAAAGATGAATTAGCTATTAATGGTGATTTATCTTATTTGAATTTAGATTGGAAACCAGTACCTATACTATCAAAGTTTTCAAATATAGTAGCTAATGGTATTACTCAAAAGCAATACGACATATCAGCTTATTCTCAGGATCCGGAGTCGCTAAAAGCTAGGACGGATTACGCGGCAAACTTGCTGTTTGACATGAATACGAAAGACATTAGAGCGGCGGCTAGCTCGGTTTTGCCTATGGACCTAAGTAAGTCAGGAATGACCGACGCGGAGCTTCCGGAATCAATGGAAGAAAGGGATTTGCACATGCAGCTTAAGTACAAGCCTGCTATAGAAATAGCGGAAGAAGAGGCTATTAACACCGTGCTAGCAACTAACGAGTATCACCTGACAAAAGCTAGAGTAAATCAAGATTTAGTTAATATCGGAATAGGTATAACTAAAACATCGTTTAATCCTGCAGAAGGAATAGTTATTGACTACGTAGACCCTGCTTACTGCGTGTGGTCTTATACGGAAGACCCTAATTTTGAAGATATATATTATGTAGGAGAAGTTAAATCTATAACTATACCCGAGCTTAAAAAAGAGTTTCCGTATATATCTGATCAAGAACTAGAAATAATTCAAAAATCACCAGGCAACCGTAGAATGATACGAGGTTTTGAAAACTACGATTACAATACTATTCAGGTAATGTACTTTGAGTACAAAACTTATACCGATCAAGTGTTTAAAATAAAAAAGACAGACAATGGCTTAGAAAAAGCTATTGAAAAAACAAGCGAATTCGATCCGCCTCCGAATGACAACTTTGAAAGAGTTGCTAGATCTATTGAAGTATTGTATCAAGGAGCTAAGGTTATTGGGTCAGACATAATGTTAGATTGGAAACTGTCCGAGAACATGACTCGCCCAATGGCTGACACTACAAGGGTAGAAATGAGTTACTCTATAGCTGCACCTAGAATGTACAAAGGAGTGATACAATCGCTTATAAGCAAGTGTATTGGGTTTGCCGACGTAATACAATTAACACATTTAAAAATACAGCAGGTGCTATCTAGAATGGTTCCTGATGGGATATTTTTAGATATTGATGGATTAGCGGAGGTTGATCTAGGTAACGGTACAAATTATAATCCAGCGGAAGCATTAAACATGTATTTCCAAACAGGTTCTGTTGTAGGTAGATCAATGACGCAGGACGGAGATATGAATAGGGGCAAGGTTCCTATACAGGAATTATCAAGCTCTTCCGGTATATCTAAAATACAATCTTTAATTACTGCATACAATTATAATATGCAGATGATTAGAGACGTAACTGGGTTAAATGAGGCCAGAGACGGAGCTATGCCGGATCCTAACGCTCTAGTCGGCTTGCAAAAAATGGCAGCTAACGCTTCTAATGTTGCTACTAAGCATATACAGGATGCAAGTATACAATTAACACTGAGCACCTGTGAAAACATTTCGCTAAAAATAGCTGATGTGTTAAGCTTCCCTCTTACTAAAAATTCTTTAATGAATAGTATATCTACTTTTAATGTAGAGACTTTAAAAGAGATTGAAAACCTGAACCTGCATGACTTTGGCATATTTCTAGAAATGGAACCAGACGACGAAGAAAAAGCGGAATTGCAAAAGAATATACAAATAGCTCTGCAAACAAAAGAAATTGATATAGAGGATTCGATTGATATTAGCCAAATAAAAAACCTTAAGCTAGCTAATCAAATGCTAAAGCTTAAGCGCAAGAAGAAACAGGAAAGAGAGCAAGCTTTGGTTCAGCAAAATATTCAAGCCCAGGCTCAAGCAAATGCGGAAGCATCCGAAAGAGCAGCAATGGCTGAGGTGCAAAAGCAACAAGCAATGACTGCCGAGAAGGTAGCAATCGAGCAGGCTAAATCAAACTTTGAAATGCAAAGAATGCAAGCCGAAGCACAGATTAAAAAAGAGTTGATGGCAACGGAATTTCAATACAACTTAAAGCTTGCGCAGATGAAGTCCCAAGAAACACAAGCCAAAGAGGCTGAAATAGAAGACCGCAAAGATAAAAGAATTGAAAAAGAAGGATCACAGCAAAGCCAGTTAATAGAACAAAGGCAAACACAGGGATTACCTAAAGACTTTGAGTCTGCTGGCAATGACAATCTAGGCGGTTTTGATCTATCTCAATTCAATCCACAATAAGTACCTATTTAATAATTATATAATATCATATCATGAGTGAAAAAACAGAAGGATCCTTTAAGATCCAAACCAAACCAAAGCTTACTGAAGAACAGATAGCGGCTAGAAATAAAGAGCCATTAGTAGATGTTCCAAGTAATGTAACCAGAGTAGTAATACCTAAAGAAGGAATAGATGCCGTTCAAGAGCCAAGCACAGAAAAAGTGGATGTGGATGAATCAGCCGGAGATAGCCCGACAATGGTCGGAGAAGTATCCGAACAAGTCATCAAAGAAGTTACCGAAAAAAGTAAACCGGAAGAAGAAGTAAAACCAGTTGTAATAAAGCCTGAGTTACCTGAAAACATTACCAAATTGGTAGATTTTATGAAGGAAACGGGAGGTACTTTGCAAGATTACTTAAGATTAAACACTAATTACGATGATATAGACAGAGACGTATTAGTAAAAGAATATTATAAAACTACTAAATCCCACTTAAGCTCAGAAGAAATTGATTTTATGATCGAGGACAACTTTGCGTTTGACGAAGATTTAGATGAGGAGCGAGATATCCGTAGAAAAAAACTCGCATATAAAGAAGAGGTTGCAAAAGCCCGTACGTTTTTAAACGAAACTAAAGATAAGTACTACGACGACATCAAGTTGAAGTCGCCAACACTTACGGAAGATCAAGCAAAAGCATCGGACTTTTTTAATCGATATAAAGAGGACCAGGAAAGAAACGTTGCTAACCACGATAAGTTTAAAGCCAATACTAATGAATTACTTAATGAAAATTTCGAAGGTTTCGATTTCACATTGGGTGAGAAAAAATTTAGATATGGCATACAAAACCCATCACAGGTAGCGGAAAAACAATCAGACATCAGCAATTTTATAGGAAAATTCCTTGGAAAAGATGGTACGATTGAAGATACCGCAGGGTATCACAAAGCATTGTATGCAGGTGCAAATGCCGATAAAATGGCAAATCACTTTTACGAACAAGGTAAAGCCGACGCTATTAGAGATGTTGTAAACAAATCTAATAACACTTCAAGTGGAGCAAGAAAAGCTGCGCCTATGGACGGAGCCAAGTTTGGGGCATACAAAGTAAAATCAGTTTCTGGAGCGGACTCATCAAAATTAAAAATTAAAAAGTTTAACAACTAATAACTATGAGTTTATTACCACAGTTTGGGAGTTTAATCCCATCACAAGTGCCGCAATTACTTGCGACAAATTATTTACAATGGAACAACAATGGTGGAGCAGGAGCTGTACCAGCAAACTTTGCTGACTTTGCGCAGCAGTATTTACCAGAAATCTACGAAGCAGAAGTAGAGCGTTATGGAAACAGAACGTTATCTGGATTTTTAAAAATGGTTGGTGCTGAAATGCCAATGACATCTGATCAAGTAATTTGGTCTGAACAAAATCGTTTACATATTTCTTACGCAGGAGCATCTCAAGTCAATGGAGCAGGTACATTATCTGTTATTTCAGTGAACCCAGGGGCTGTAGCGGGAGTACAGAACGTAATTTCTGTAAATGACACGGTTGTTGTTTTAGATCCAGCTACTGGATTAGAGGCTAAAGGTATTGTTACAATTTCTGTACTAGGTGCAGCTGGAACAATTACTATTCAACCTTTTGCGGGTACTACTTTAACTGCTCAAGGCTTTGGGGCTACGGGATTAAAAGTATTCGTTTACGGATCTGATTACTCTAAAGGAACTACTTTAGCAGGGGCTTTAGGAGCGGGTATAGGTAATTCTGCAGCTAGAACAAGTATTGACCCAGTATTAACACAATTTTCAAACTCACCAATTATCATTAGAGATCAGTATGTTGTATCTGGATCAGATACTGCACAGATCGGATGGGTGAATGTAGCGACTGAAGATGGAACTGACGGATACCTTTGGTATTTGAAAGCTGAATCTGAAACACGTTTACGTTTTGAAGACTACTTAGAAATGTCAATGGTAGAAGGTGAATTAAATGCATCTGCTTTAAATCCATTAACTCAGCCAGGAACGCAAGGTTTATTTGCTGCTATCCAAGCTAGAGGAAATGTAGAAACAGGATTTACAGCTGCGCAAGGATTAACTGAATTTGACGCTATCCTTAAAAACCTAGATACTCAGGGAGCTATCGAAGAAAACATGTTGTTCTTACAACGTCAAACTTCTTTAGACTTTGATGACATGCTAGCTGCAATTTCTGGAGGATCTCAAGGAGGAACCGCTTATGGTTTATTCGAGAATTCTTCTGAAATGGCTTTAAACTTAGGATTCACTGGATTCCGTAGAGGATCTTATGACTTTTACAAAACAGATTGGAAATACTTAAATGATGCATCTACTCGTGGAGCAATCAATGGAGTTAATTCAATTGAGGGTGTATTAGTACCAGCTGGAACTTCAACTGTTTATGATCAAGTATTAGGAACAAATATCAGACGTCCATTTTTGCACGTACGATATAGAGCTTCTCAAACTGATGACCGTAGAATGAAGTCTTGGTTAACTGGATCTGTTGGTGGAGCAAGTAACTCAACTCTTGATG